ACAGGCACGTCAAACTCGAACCCCGCCGTCACCTCTGCGCCATCATCCGGCGCGTCAGAAAACGTGACGATCCCTGTGTTTTGATCCACAGTATAGTGCACCGTTTCTTGTTGAGGATCGCCGGATATCCCCATGCGAACACTTGAAAAAACCGCCTTTCTAATTGGGCGCACATAGTCGATATTGCCCGACGAATAGGTCTTAGTCAGTTGAAAACTTTGCGTCACCCCATCGCCCTGTCCGATCACCTGATCGTCAAAGGCCACGTCACCGGTGGGGCGGCCCGACTTATAGTCTGACCAGTCCTTCCACCGAAACCCGAACAGCTGCCCGCGCCGCGCCTCGAAGAACGCGATCAGCGTTTCGATATCATCCAGCGAGCGCATGCCAACCCCCGCATCATAGCGGCGTCTGGCGTGCTCCCACGGGGTGTTGCGTTCCTCAAAACCATTGGCCAGCGTCACAATCTCGGTGCGCCGCTCGGGGCCGCCGACCGATCCAAAACTTAGATTTGCGGGAAACCGCACTTCATGGAAATTCATTGGCTGTTCCTCAGTTGTTGCGCTGGCCGCGGCTCAACGCGCGGTTTAGATCGTTGGCGATCTGGCTCTGGCTGCGCCGGAACCCCTGAACATCGGGCGTGGTGATGTTCATCGTCACGTTCACCGGCCGCCCGCCGCCCTGCGCACGCACGCCAAGGCTGCCATCGGCACCCCGGCTTAGCGGCATGATCGCCTCGGGGCCCGCCTCGCCCATCAGGCCAGTGCCGCCCCGCATCGGGAAAAACGTGGGGCTGCTGACAATGCCGCCATTGGCAAAGGGCATCACCCGCCCTTGGGTGAAACTGCCCCCCTTGGCAAAGGGCACACCAACCCCCACCAAGGCCTCAACCCCCTGCGCCAGAAACCCGCCCACGGCGTTTTGCACCGGCGAGATCGCCGCGTTATAGGCCGCATCCGCAATGGATTGGCTAACCTGCCGCATCGCATCCGACAGCTTCAGCCCGTCAAACACCAGCCCGTCAAAGGCCGACCGCAACCCCCGTCCGATTGACCGCGACAGCGTGGCGACCTCGCGGTTGGTCAGGGTGGCGCTTTCGCGCATCCGAACCATCTCCAGATCGAAGGCCGCCACAACCTCGCGCGATTGGCCTACACTTTGCGCCAACGCGTCCATCTGGTCTTCAAATCCGTCAAGCTCGTCCATGTCTTAGCCCTCTTTGAGAATGTCAGGAAATGCCCGCGCCAGCTCGTCCAGGCGGGCGCGGCTTAGGAGGGCAGCAGCATTGCCCTGCCCCAGCATCATCATCAATTCGGCAGGGGTCAGCGCCCAGAACTGATCGGGCCGCAGCCGCAGCCCGGTCAGCCCCGCGCGCATCAGCCCGGCCCAATCAAAACGCATCGTCGACCTCGGGCACGGTGAAGGCGCGCGCCAAAAGCTGCGCGGCCACCCGCGCGGCTTCCAGCGGCCCGCCCGCCACTTCGCACTTGGCCAGATCGGCGGCCGACCCCTGCCAGCCGCCGCCACGCAACCCCGCCAGCAACAGCGCCAGAACGTCGCGCGTGGTAAACCCGCCGCCCTCGAACCGCTCGATCAACGAGACCAGCGTGTCAGCCCGCAACGCGGCCTCCAGCTCAGCCAGCGCACCCAGCGTCAGCTTCAGCACATGCGCCTTGCCATCCAGCGTCAGCGCCACTTCGCCCGCATAGGGGTTACCCATCACAGCGCCGTAAAGCTCAGCACGCCCGCCGACGCCATCGACAGCTCGAACGCCGCCTCGCCGTTGTGGTTGCCGGTGTATTCGATCGAGGTCACCTGAAACGCGCCCTCGACGATGCCGAAATCCGGGATGATCACCTGAAAATTCGGTGTCTCACCATCGAAAAAGATCTGTCGTGCGCGTTCGTCGGTGCTTTGATCCTTAAAAACGCCCGAACCTGAAATCCCGGCCGATTTCACACCGGCCCCAGCCAGCAGCTCGCGCCACCCACCCTGGCTTTCCAGGCTCGTCACATCCACCTGCTCGGCGTTGAATGTGATACGCGAGGCCCGCAGTCCGGCGATCGTGTCGAACTGCCCGGCGCCGTTCATATCAAGCTTAATCAGAAGGTCCTTGCCGCTTTGGGCTACCATATCCGTTCTCCAGTTTTTTGCGCAGGGGATGTCCCGGATGCGCGTTGTGCCAACATCAACCCCGGATCACCTCCGGGGCATCAGGGTTCAGCTGTCATCCACGCGGGCGCGGAAGGTCAGATCGATGCGCCGCAAATCGCCGGTCTGCACCCGGCGCGCGCGGGCGCGGTCAAAGCGCAGCGACACCAACGTGCCGCGGCTTAGCGTCAGGCTGGCATCCACCAGCGCATCCGACACCGCCGCAGCCGCCGCCTTGGCGCGGGCAAAGCCGGCGCCGTTGTCGATCACGCTGACGGTGAAAATATGCAGGGCCCCGCCGCCGGTCTTATCCGACCGGTCGCGCACGTCCTCGGGGCCAATCGAGACATAAAGATCGGGCACCGTCCCGGCGGGAACCGCATCAAAGATGGCCCCCGACACCAGCGCATCCAGCGCGCCGTCGCCCACCAAATGCTGATACACTGCCGCCTGCAAAGCGCCTGCCACGCCATAGCTCATGCCGAAACCTCCTCTTCGCAAAAGCAGGTCAGATAGCGCGCCTGCGCATCTGCCTCGGTCACCGCAAGGATGTGAAAAACCCGGCTGCCATCGCGAAACCGCTGTTCAGGCCGGGGCCGCGATGGTGCGCCAATTGGGGCCCCGTGCACCGTGATCCGATAAAGCACGCGGCTGATCTGGATCACCTCTTGCGCCCGCACTGCACCACTGCCTGGTGTCACTTCGGCCCACAAAGCGCCTAGCGTCACCCAGTTTTCACTGTATCCCCCGGCCCCATCGGGCACCGGCTGTGGATCTTGCAGATCCAACTTTCGGGTCAGGTTGGGGCCCGGTTTCATGCCGTACCCCCGCCCAGAATGCGCACCGTACGCCAGCGTTCCAACAAGGCCTGCACCCCAAACGGCATGCTCGCCTCATTGGGGGCCGAGGCCGACCGGTGCTGATGGAAATGACCCGCCAGCAAAAATACTGCCTGCGCCAAATCCTCGGGCACGCCCGACCACGCCGCGTCAAAGCCTGCCTCAAACGCCACCTCGGCACGCCCGCCCAGCGGGATCTGCGGCAAACACCCGCTGGCCGCCGCCAGATGCGGGCGGTGCGTGTCTTTTTCCAGCACGTAGGCCGAGGCATCAACCACCGCCTCAAACCCTTCGCGGTCAATAATCTTCACCGCGCTCACGCTGCCCACAGGGGCCACCGGGATCGCCTGTTTGATCCCATCGCGCCACGCTGTCAGCGACCACGTAAACGACCGCGCCAACAGCACCTTTCCGGTCCGCCCTTCGACCGCCGCAATGGCCGCGCGCAACAGCGCCTCTAACAGGGCATCTTGCGCGCCGTCATCGGCAAACCCGGTGCCCAGCCGCATATGCTCTTTGAACTCTGCCACCGGCAGCGACGCCACCGGCACAGTGGTCTGCTCGATCAACATCATGTGCAATTCTCCAGTTTGGGCTCTCCGCGCGTAAAAGGGCGCGCACCCCATGCGTTGCTCGGACGGAGGGAACAGCTAGACAACGAATGGAAATGGATGGCGCGCGCCCAAAACCGCCCCGCAACCTGCGCAGGGCGATTTATCTTGTGCCGTTTAAGAGACTGCGAATTTCAGCAGCTTGATCGCGCCAAAGTCGCTCACGTCACCGCCCACGCGCTTGGTGGCATAGAACAGCACATGCGGCTTGGCCGAGAACGGATCACGAAGCACGCGCAGGTCGGGGCGTTCGGCCACGGTATAGCCGGCGGCGAAATCGCCAAAGGCGATGGCGTTGGCGTCCGATGCGATGTCGGGCATGTCTTCGGCCACCAGAACCGGATAGCCCAGCAGACGCGCAGGCTCGCCCGCCTGCAAACCGTCGGTCCACAGGAACCGGCCGTCAGCGTCTTTCATCTTACGCACAACGCCGGCGGTTTTCGAGTTCATCACGAAGGTCGCATTCGCGCGGTACTCGGCACCCAGCGCATAGACCAGATCAAGTATCGCATCTGACGGGGCAGCCGCATCGAAATCACCATCCGAACCGGTGGCGATATAACCCAGCGAACCCCAAGCCCAGCTGGATTCAGCAACCGCCGCGTGGTCCAGGAAGCCGCGCGGCTTGTCGATGCCATCGCCCGAGATAAACGCCGTCGCCTCAGCCCGCGAGAACTTGTCGGCAATACGTTCGGCCAGCCAGCCTTCGATGTCAAACGCGCTGTCATCCAACAGGCGCTGCGAGGCTTTGGGCATCGCGCTCAGCTCGTGCAGAGGGATCGAAATCCGGTCGATCATCGGGGTCGATGTCTCGGTGATCGAAGAGGTTTCCGACGCCCAGCCCGTGCCGATGTCGGTGTGGTCCACCAGCACGTCAAACGATGTGGCATCCACCGCCACAACCTGCGCAATCGAACGCACCGAGGCGCTGGAATTCAGCACGCTTTTGATGGTGTCCGCGGTCTGCGGATCAACCAGGTAACCGCCCTCGGCCGACACGGCCGTCGACAGCGCCTTTTCTTCCAGCATCAGCCCGCGCAGCGCGTCATCTTCGCCCGAGCGCAGATAGGCCGCAAAGGCCTTTTGGTGCGGCGCTTCAGTTTCGGCCGCGTGGGCAAGGGCTGGACGCCCGGCAATAAGGGATTTCCGATCAAGCATTGTCACTCGCTCTTCCTGTTGTTTAAGCTTCATGGTCATATCGTCCTGAAAGCCTCTGAAATCGTTCATGAAACTTTTCAGTGCTGTCTTCAGTTCCGCCGCTGGGCTCTCTGCCGCACCGGATTTGGTCTCGGTCTCGGTCTTGGTCATGTCTCAATCCTGTTTGAAAGAGGTCATCGGACCGGAT